GACAACAGGACTGCTGCTCGTCGTTACATGGCTGCGATTGCTGATCTGCACGTCGACACTGGCAGAACACTGGTCATCAATGGCACCAAAGTAACCTCCAAGCCAACCCCACAGGTTGCTGCACTCCCAGGAATGACACCACTCGGTCTCCCCGCAGACAAGTCAGCGCCAGCCATCAAAGGTGCTCTCTCCGAGATTGTCGTCACAACCACCGACATCACCCCACCAATGCCAACCAAGGCTCGCGGTGCATTCGCTGGCAAGACAATTCGTGTGGTTGAGCTGGACAATCCTCGCAAGGAGGGCACTCGTGCCCACAAGACATATAGCCTTTACATCTCTGGTGGAAGCTACGAAGATCTGGTTGCCAACGCTGCTGGCTGGAGCAACAAAGGTGGCGTTAGAGAAGATGTTGCCCACGACCTGAAAAAAGGACGCATTGAGCTGACATGACTTGCAAAGATTGCTATAAGCCAAAACTCAACGATCAAGAGATTCACCTCTTGATCGTTGCGCTCGAAGCCTGTATATTTCCGATTGAGCAATCCGTGCCACAGGCAATAACAACCCATGCAGCGGCGAAGAGAGCCGAACGCAAACTGAGAAAAATGTTGGAGGAATAATGGTAGCTATTTATGGAGCAGGTCTGGCAGGTTTGCTAGCAGCTAATATGTTGAGAGGGATGAGCCCATCTGTGTTTGAGGCCCAAGACTCCCTGCCCAACAACCATGGTGCGCTGTTGCGCTTCCGCAGCGACAAGGCTGGTGCAGCTTGCGGCATACCTTTCAAGAAGGTGCACGTGACCAAGGCAATCAAGTACGACGGCAAGATCACCACCGAGCCAAACCTGTCCCTGAGCAATATGTATTCCCAAAAGGTCACAGGCTCAATCATGAGCCGATCCATCAACAACCTCTCCGCAGCATCACGCTACATTGCCCCATGGCACCTGATCAGAGATATGTCAATGGGTGCAGAAATATCTTACAACATGAACTTATCCGAGCATTCAATTGCTAATACTTCCGGACCAATCATATCGACCATACCAATGCCAGTTTTGATGAAGATCGTCGGTTGGGACGAGATCCCAGAGTTTCCCAAGCAGAAAATATACACAATCCGCGCAACCATTGATCAGCCTGACTGTGATATATATCAGACCATTTATTACCCAGACCCGACAGTCCCACACTACAGAGTTTCAGTGATTGGAAATGTTGTGATCTGTGAGGCTGCTGTGCCAATAGACTCAAAACCAGCACCCCACATTATGAGCATCCTGATGGATGACTTTGGGTTTACACCTAGGAAGATAACCAACATCACCTCATCGACTCAAGAGTACGGCAAGATCCGTCCGATAGATGAGCGTCTGCGGAAAGAATTCATTTTCCAAATGACCACCCAACACAACATCTATTCAGTTGGCAGGTTCGCAACATGGCGACAGATCTTGCTGGACGATGTGGTCGATGACATCAAAGTTGTCGAAGAATTTATTCGGGGACAGTCTGACTATGCCCGATGGATGCACTCTCAGAAAGGAGAAAATCAATGAAAGTGGAACTCGTAAATCATACCTCTGACGCTGTGGACCTGCTGTTGTTCACCAAGAACACAAGGCTTATGGACGATGAGGATGCCTATGGCAAAATTGCCGACTGGCCTGAAACAAAGAAGCAGGAGGAGCTGGACTACATGCTCAAGACAATCCGCTCGTCTTGGGAATTCATTGACTACACATTCAACATCCGTGAAGTCAGCCGTGGGTTCACCCATCAGTTCGTCCGGACGCGCCAAGCTTCATACGCCCAACAATCTCAGCGCACAGTTGACATGTTTGGGTTCAGCTATTACGTTCCAGAACGCATTGAACAGCATGAAGAGGCTCTGGAAGAATATGACAAAGCAATGACTGACATTGCCGACGCATATCAGAAGCTCCGGAAGTTTGTTCCCGCAGAAGATGCACGTGGCATCCTACCAACCAACATTCATACCAACATCGTCGCAAAGTTCAACTTGCGTACACTGAGTGAGATGGCCAAGTCACGCCTCAGCCCACGAGCACAAGGAGAATATCAACAGGTATTTAAGATGATGGTTGAGGAGATTGTCAGAGTTCATCCTTGGGCAGAACCTTTCTTGACCCCGACAGAGTGGGCAGCACCATCGATGGGAAAGGCTCTGAACAAGCCATGAAGAAAAAGTATGATGATGATTTAATTTTCGCAGTTCGGGACGATAAGAAGAACATGACATTGCGAGAGATAAGTGAAAAGTACGACCTGTCCAAATCACAAGTCACGTACATAATTTACAACCCTGATTGCAAACTCACAGAGGACAAGCCAGTACCAGTAGACTATGTTGTTGAGGATGTTGCATTTGAAGATCAGGAGGAATTCGAGAAAGATGAAAGCTCAATAGTCCGTGGCTTTAAAAAAGCATTCAAAGGCATGTTCGATAAATGAAACCTGTGAAAAAGAAAGAGCTCACAAGGCACGACAGGATAATGCTGCGCAACTCGCAAGGTGTTTCAGTAAAGGCTAGAGCCAAAGAAAAAATCAAGGTGTCGCTTAAGAAAGAGCCTTGGCCTAAAAATGATGATTTACTTCCCCGCGAAGGGTAAGTATAATAACCGTGCTGAGAAAGGAAATGGCATGAATATCTTTTATTTAGATCACAGCCCTGTTAGGGCTGCTGAGATGCACTGCGACAAACATTGCGTCAAGATGATCCTCGAGACTGCCCAGCTTTTGTCTACAGCTCATAGAGAGCTTGATGGCAACTATTGGGCTGACAAGTTTGGATTGTATAAGTCGACTCACAAGAATCACCCATCAGCCGTTTGGGTGCGGGAGAGCTCTGCCCACTACTGGTGGACTTGTGGATTGTATGTTCAGCTTGGGTTGGAATACACCAAGCGATACGGCAAGACTCACAAGTCAATGGGTCTTGCTCCATTGCTGTCTATATCGCCAATGTGGATCAATCGTTTGATCTGGCGCGAACCACCTCAGTGCATGCCCGATGAATACAAGTCAGACTGCACTGTTGAGGCATACCGGAAGTATTACAATGGTGCCAAAGCAAGGTTCGCAACTTGGAAAAACAAGGAGGCTCCGGAATGGTTCGCGAAGGTGCAATAATTGTTGACATTGATGGGACTTTGGCTGATTGTCGTCACAGGTTTCATTTGTATGAATCAGGAGATTATGACGCATTCAATGCAGCCAGCAAGGATGACGAGCCGATTGATGCTGTTGTTGAGTTGGTTCGCAATCTGCCTAAGTGGACTTGGATTGTGATCATGACCGCTCGGGACGAATCATTCAGGAATGTGACCATGAGCTGGCTCAACAGCAATGACATCCCATTCGACCACCTGTTGATGAGGCCAGCAGGTGACAAGCGCAGAGACGACATTGTGAAGCGTGAATTGTTCAACATTCACTACTTGAAAGAGCAGATCTGGTTTGCACTGGAAGACCGCAAAGTCTGCGTTGATATGTGGAGGGATGAAGGCATAACTTGCCTGCAGGTTCAGGAGGGAAATTTTTGATGGAACTTAGATTGATCGGCAATGACATTGAATTCGACAGAGAGAAAGTAGCAAGACTTTTTGATCTGAGTCCTGCCCTGCGCATGTCTCTGGAAGATGCTTTCAAAAAGTCTAACGAGCACGACGAGTCCGTCGATGCAGCATATGAAGAAGGGAGAGCCGAAGGTGAGCAGTCCTAAAGACCCAGCAGACATTCTGCAAGAGATGGCAGAGACATTCCGAGAGCGCAACAAAGTCTACGGCGACAACTACAAGGCTGTCGGGGAAGTGATGATCAGCTTGTTCCCTAATGGGGTGCAACTCAACACAGTCAGCGACTACAACAGCTGGCACCTGTTCGAGTTGATGATCGTCAAGATCACTAGGTTCGCAAACAGCAACCTGAAACACAAAGACTCAATTCATGATGCAGCCGTTTATGCGGCCATGGTTGAATATCTCATCAAGGAGGAAAAGAAGTGAGCAACATTTTAATAACTGGCACAGCCAAAGGCTTGGGCAAGGCAATGAAAGAAGAGCTGATCAGCCAAGGCCACAAGGTCTATGGGTTCGACATGAAAGACGGCAACGACATCCGTCACCCAGAGGTTTCTGAGATACCAGAAATTGATATTTTGATAAACAATGCTGGTGTAAACATAATCAACTGGTTGGAAGACTTCGAGGAGTCAGACTGGGACAAGGTCATGGACACCAACGCCAAAGGCATCTATCTGATGACCAAGGCTTGTTTGCCAAGTCTGATCAAAAACAAAGGCACAATCGTTAACATAGTTAGCAATGCAGCTCACATGCCCATGACTTGTTCGTTGGCCTACAATGCGTCTAAAGGTGCAGCTCACATCATGACTCTGCAGTTGGCCAGAGAGCTGACCAAGAAGCACGACATAACAGTTTTTGGGATAGCCCCAAACAAGATGTCCGGCACTGGCATGAGTGACGACATTGACGACCAAGTGGTTGCCACTCGTGGATGGACAAAAGAGTATGCCCAACAGTATCAACTCAACGGTCTGTTGACAGGAGAAGAAACGCCTCCGCATAGGGTGGCTGAATTCTTGGCCTATCTTCTGCAAGACAAAGCTCACCACAAGTGCCTGACTGGGTGCATACTTCCATATGGAGCCTGATATGAAATTTCAAATTGAACAAATAGCAATCGTCCCGAAAGACCCCATCGCAGCAAAGAAGCTGTTGTCAGAGATTGGGGCAACCGAGTGGTCTGAAGATCACGTTGTCGCAACTGGTAATGTTTTCGGCGTTCGCGACACCAACGAAGCTGACTTGTCTTTCAACTATGACCTGTTCTCTGGCAAAGAATTCGAGGTTCTGGATTATACCTCTGGCCCTAATTGGGTTGACTCGAGAGGAGAAAGGAACACAGTCAGCCACCTAGGTATGCATTGCAGTGCAGAAGATCTTGTGCATTGGCGAGCATTCTTCGCCAACCGTGACATAGAGGTGGCGCAAGAAGTTTTCACCGACTCCCACACCAATCCCGTCATCTCAGGAAAGCGCTCTTACAATTACGTCATATTCGACACGAAGAACATATTGGGCGTTGACCTGAAATTTATCGTTAGGATAGATAAAGATGCTAATAGTATTTGACCTAGAAACCACAGGTCTGCCAAAGGCTGAAGGTTCTGATCTTGACATGCAGCCCAAGATCATTGAATTCGGTGCGATCAAGCTTACTGAAGAGCTCATTGAGGTTGATCGCCTTGAATTCTTTTGCAACCCCAAGCACCTGCTCGACCCAAAGATCACCAAGATCACAGGCATAACCGACGAAATGCTAAAAGACAAAAAGCCATTCATCGCACACCTAGACAAGCTGAATGAATTCTTTTTGGGAACCAAGCGCATGTTCGCTCACAATCTTGGCTTCGACAGAAAGATCTTGAAATTCGAGCTTGAACGGCTAGACAAAGTCACCAGCTTCCCTTGGCCTTATGAGCACACCTGCACAGTTGAGGTTGGCCAGCGAGTATGGGGCAAGATGCGCAAGCTGGGCGACATATACGAAGAGCTCTTCGAAGAGAAGATCGCAGGTGCTCACAGGTCGATCAACGACGTTGAAGCCACACTCAGAATAATCGAGTGGTACGCAAAGGAAGGACACATATAAATGTTGAACCTCAAGACACGCACAGAGTATTCGTTCCGCAAGGCATACGGCCCCATACAAAAGGTTGTTGAGTGTTTTGAAGGCAAGGCTGTTGGGATATGCGACACAGGAACATGGGGCCACGTCGCATTCTCCAAGCACTGCAGAAAGGCTGGCATCAAGCCTGTTTTTGGTGCCGAGATATCTGTTGTCCTAGATGCCACAGACCGTTCCAAACAAGCCGACAACCCGATGGGATTCCTTGCTTGCAACAATGATGGGTTGGCTGAGATATATGAGCTTGTTTCCCGCAGCACATCCAAAGAGAATTTCTACTATTATCCACGCATAAGTTATTCAGACTTGTTCGATGTCAGTGAAAATGTGATAATGTTGTCTGGATCGCACCCAGACTGGTCGATGCTTCCTTTGACCAAAAAACACAATCTTTACGTTGAGCTTGGGCCAATGAGCTCTCCGAAGTCAGCAGAGTGGGCTGCTAAAAAAGGCTTCAAGACCATAGCCACCAGTGACAACTTTTATCCCAAGCCATCAGACAAGAAGGCTTACGAGGTTTTGTGTGGACGCAACCGTACGGATCGCAGTGGGCCCATGCACATACTCGACGAGTGGGAGTGGAAAGCTGCTGTGCCTTGGGGAACGCAAGAAGCAATCGACAACACCTACAAGGTTGCCGAGCTTTGCAATGCTGACCTGCCAGTTGCACAGATGATCGCATTCCATTCCAAAAAGACTTTGCGAGAGCTTTGCGAAGATGGTGCTCCAGCCTTAGACGTTGATCTGGAAGATCCAGTTTATGCAGCTAGGCTCAAGCGAGAGTTGGACATGATTGCAAGCAAGGAATTTGAGGATTATTTCTTTGTGATCGCTGACATGATCCGTTACGCCAAAGAGCACATGTTGGTTGGCCCTGCTCGTGGATCGTCTGCTGGTTCTTTGGTTTGCTATCTCACTGGCATAACTGACGTTGACCCGATTGTGCACGATCTGTTGTTCGAAAGATTCATCGACATTACCCGAGAAGACCTACCAGACATCGATATTGATTTCCAAGACGACCGCAGAGAGATGGTGTTCCAATATCTCAGAGACAAGTACGGTGCAGAGAAGGTTGCGCACCTCGGAACAGTCAGCCGCTACAAAGCCAAGAGCACAATAGCAGAAGTGGCCAAAGAGCTTGGAATACCTGCATGGGAAGTAAACGACCTTAAAGGTGCGATCATCGAGCGTAGTGGTGGCGACTCTCGTGCTGCATTCTGCATCCTAGACACATTCAATGATCTTGACATAGGCAGAGCTGTTTTGGAAAAGTTCCCGCAGATGAAAGTTGCGGCAAAGATGGAGAACCACGCACGACACGTTGGTGTGCACGCTGCTGGCATTCTGGTAACTGAAGAGCCTGTTAGCAAGTATTGCTCCGTCAGCGCACAGACTGGTGCAGCCCAGATAGACAAGAAAGACGCTGAAGATCTCAATCTGCTGAAGATTGATGCATTGGGCCTCAGAACACTCTCCGTATTGCAGGACGTTCTGGATCAAGTTGGTTGGGTGCGAGACCAGCTGATCAAGTTTCCGCTAGAGGACAAGAAGGCATTCGCAATATTGAATGATGAGAAGTATGCAGGAATATTCCAGTTTGAAGGCTATGCGCTGCAAGGTGTTACCAGACAGATGAAGGTGCACAATTTCGAAGATGTCGCGGCCATAACTGCACTAGCTCGTCCTGGACCACTAAACTCCGGCGGCACAAGCCAGTTCATCAAGCGGCACATTGGTGCTGCCCCAGTTGAATATTTGCACCCAATGACAGAGCCGATCACAAAGGTCACCCATGGCGTAGTCGTTTATCAAGAGCAGGTCATGACCATTGGTCGGGAGGTTGGGAATCTGAGCTGGGAAGACGTTTCATTCCTACGCAAAGCAATGAGCAAGTCTTATGGCAAAGAATATTTCGACACATTCTGGGAGAAGTTTAAGGTTGGTGCCGCAGAGAATGGCATATCAGAAGATGTGGCGCAAATGATCTGGGACAACATCAACACGATGGGATCTTGGGCGTTCAACCGCAGTCACGCAATATCATACGGGATGGTGAGCTATTGGTGTTGCGTCCTGAAGAGCAGGTTCCCTCTGGAGTATGCTGCTGCTTGCCTCCGCAATGTCAAGGATGACGACCAAGCTGTCAAGCTCTTGAGAGAGGTGGTGTCCGAGGGATTGACTTACAAGCCATTCGACAAATTCAAGTCCAAGGCCAACTGGTCAGTCCAAGACAACGAATTGATTGGCGGACTGATCGGGATCAAAGGCATCGGCCCCAAAATGGCAGAGGATATAGAAAATAGGCGCAACCTGTCCCAACCATTGACTCCACGGCAAGAAACCCTCCTAAACACAGGAACAACACCCTACGACGATATTTTTGAGTGCGAAAGAAAGTTTGGCCACATAAAGAAAGATCCCAAGGCTCACAGCATTGGATCAGCAATAACAGACATTCAAGACTTAGATGGGGACAATCCAGGAACATTCGTTTTCTTAGGCAAGCTGAAAGACAAGAACCTAAGAGATATGAATGAAGCTGTCAACTTGGCCAAACGTGGTGGTAGAAGAGTTGATCGCAATAACCTCTGGTTGAACGTAACGGCTGAGGATGACACTGGCGCAATCATCTGCACGGTCGACAGGTTCAAGTACCAGAAGATGGGCAAGCCCATTGTGGAGGATGGAAAGCTGGGTGAATGGTACTTATTCAAAGGTGTTTTGAAGGGTGGCTTCAGAAAGATCTATCTAGAAAAGATACGTAAGATGTTGTAAATGTTGAGATAAAAACTATTTCACTCAAAATTGAAAATAATGATTGCCTTCTCTGGCAATAACGACGATACTCTCTTTATCGGAAGGGAGCAGCCCTTACGGTTTTAGAAAGGAACTAACAATGAACCTCACAGATAACCAGACCCGCGCAATGATCTCTCTTATCAAAAGTTGCCTCGACAACATGGGAGGTTCAACCCTCGTTGATTTGCAGGACGACCCGTTTACTTGGGTTGAAGCCTCTGATCTCGTTGAAGCTGGCTGGGGCCAAAAAGAAGCTGAGGGCACATTCGGCTCACTGGTCGCTGCTGATTTAGTTTATGATTGTGAAGACAAATTGTTTTCGCTGACAACCGACTGGGATGTGCTCCGCAAGTTCCACGCATAATCTAACGGTGGGGTTTCGGCCCCACCACCTACTCAAATTTTAGAAAGGGACTATCATGAACAAGCATACTCCATCTCAACGTCCGATCACCGACTGGGTTGGCAAGCAGCGCATCACATGGTGTGGCCCATACGCCATCGCCATTCTTTGCGGTGTAGCCTATGAGCCTGCATACCAAGCTGCCAAGCTAGTGCGTGGCAAACGCCATGCAAAAGGCATCACAAACACCAACCTGAAAGCTGCGTGCCGAAGATTCGGTGTGAACGGCAATTGGAAGTCCCTCGAGAAGCGCACTAAGCTCTCGAAATTCCTGCCGACACTTGAGGCTGGCAAAGTCTACGTGATTCAGATAACTAAGCATTTCATAGTAGTCGACACTCGTGACTTCACCACCATTGACAACCAGCAGCGCGAGTGGATCGCAATGGATGCAACCAAGCACAAAAACAAGTTGGTGCATGCTGTTTTCGAAGTCACCAATCCTAAATTTTACGCTGAGGATGATCCTTGGTTGATCGAGCCTCTGGCTGCTTCTGGAGCCTGAGCCCAACCCCTGAGCATGGATTAAAACTGCTCATCAAACTCCAAACTGAGAAAGAATAATTATGACAATACCAATCGAAGAAACTCAAGAGCTGCGCGTCTTGATCGAGTCAGTTTCATTCAAGCAAAATTGCTTTGGCGTCACCCAAGAAGGTGAGACAGTTTTCATCGGCAATCGGATTGCCGCATTCCTCAGCCTAGACATCGGAGATCAGGTTCTGGCGCACGTCGTACCGAACTATGATAACCACTCAGCCAAAATTGATTATCGGGCTGTGCGCTGCGTTAAAATAAAAGACACACCATCAGGCTCTTTGCCCAGAAAAGATGATCGCGTGATCAATGCGACTGTTGTCCGCAAGCACACTTTCAGCGAGATTCAAGCCAACATCATTAACATCCTGATTGTTCAAGAAAATTACTTTACGTCGGGGGAGTGCGACGATGCTTACTATGAGGCCCACCCCAATCAAAAAGAACGGCTGCACCGCTCCGAGATTGGCAATGCTTTGACTAACGCTCATAAATATGGACTTGTCGCCAGAGCAGGAGTGATGGCTAGCTCAGTAAATGAGAAGGCTTCATTGGTTCTCTGGGCCAGCGAAATGAATAAATTTAAATAGTAAAAAAGCAGAGGTCTTTGTTTTTCAACAATTCTTTCTTCTTTACTTTCCGGTGGAGAAGAAGGATACTACGATTGTTAACTTAGAAAGGAATACAAAATGCAAATCGGTTGGACTGATCATGACAAAGACCTCTACATGTCCCTCAAAGGCTGTGTCAACAAAGGTGGATATTTCTCCTCAGTTGGTCAAATGAATTATATGGCTCGCGTTGTGGGCCACAACTCTTATGCCAAAGATGGTGAGAGCCACTGGGGTGACAGTGTTCCCTCTGCAGTTGGCCAGAGCATCGTGATCCTTGAAGCTCCGATTATCGTTGAGTTTGCAGGATCAACACCTTGGGCCCAAGGCACAACTGGTTGGGGTCGTCGCAGTCGTGACTTCTGCAGAGCATTTGTTGTTGATGCTGTTGGTGTGGTGGCTATGTACAAGATCCACCGCTCTTACGACGATTCAACTGGATCCTCTGGCCCTAACCCTAAGCGCACTGAGGTGATCTTCGAGCGAGACAACTCTCTAGCTACTGAGAAGCTTACTGAGTTTGCAGCTGTGAAAGATGCCAAGGTCAAAGCAATCGCAGAGGAAAAAGCTGCTTCTAATTTCATTGGCGCAGTTGGCGACCGCCTAGACTTTCAAGGCACAGCACGTCTCGTCTGGAGAGGTGAGAATCAGTGGGGGACAACATACATCTACCTCATCAAGACCCAAGACGGCAACACCATCAAGTACATGGGCAAGTGGCTTGGGCAAGGTGAGAGCTTTTCAATAAGATTCAAAGCCACAGTCAAGAAGCACGAAGAATACAATGGCGAGAAGCAGACCGTTGTCAACCGTCCAATGAAAATTCAAGTGGGAGAGGACGCATGATCCCCTGCCCAGATTGTGAACACACAGGCCACAAAGGCAAAGTTGAAAAGACTTTGTATCAGCTTTTCGGCGGGACGCTGGAGCCTGTTGGTGAGTGGGTTGATTGCGAGGATTGCAATGGCTCCGGAGAAGTCGAGTGCGACGAGGACAACTGCGATCCTCGCTGTGAATCTTACAAGTCTGGTCTGGCTAAAATGCTAGACAATCCTCTGGAGACTTTGGCCAAGTTGAACCTGCGAGGTGAAAACCATGTGGGCAACTGAAATAATCAAGAAAGGCTCCTATTACTACTCCAACATGAACGCTGCGGAGAAAGCTAAGTCTGGTAAAATTTTCGAAGTCGAATACAAAGACATGAAGTATTCCGAAGCCTACAACATGCACAATTATTACATGATGAAATATGCTGGCGAATACTCAACTTATTTTGTTTGGAAGGAACCACAATGATTGCGGAACTTTGCTTGTCGCTAGCTCTTTACCACGAGGCTCGTGGAGAGCCGCTCAACGGTCAAAGAGCTGTGGCTGAGGTCATAATGAATAGGGTTGAGTCTAATCGCTTCCCTGACACTATTTGTGGCGTCGTCATGCAGCCTAATCAATTCAGCTTCGTCAGCCCCAATGGTTGGGCTGGCATTCCAACAGACGGTGACTTGTGGGCTGATGCAGAAATGTTCGCTCAGGACGCCATATTCAATCACAAGACTGGTGAGAAGTATTGGGGTGGATATTATTACCATTACCATGCCACCAGTGTTTCACCTGTTTGGGCTGAAGAAATGTTCCCCGCAATGACAATCGGGACGCACATCTTTTATTCCGACAATTTAACCAAACCCAAGAAAGTGAGGCCAAAATTACGACCATGGAAATAGACAAAGCTCATGGCAGGTTCTGCCTAGCAAAAGTAAAGCTGGATGGTGATGTTATCCAGAAGTTGGCATCATTGCCAGGATTTAAGAAGTGGGTTGGCAGGGACTTGTTGTTTGCACCCACAGGAGCCAACATAAGCCACATCAACAAGCATTGGCCTAGGGCTGAGTGGTCGGAGGCTGCCACGCCCATCTTAGACGATTATATTGAAACAATGCATCAGGCTGAATTGACTCGCAAAGAAAAGTCTGCAGCCCCGAAAGATCTGGGTGACTTCCTTTTCAAGACCAAGCCATTCGATCACCAGCGCAAAGCATTTTATATGAGTCGGGACAAAGAGTCATTCGCGCTGCTTATGGAACAAGGCACAGGCAAGACAAAAGTCATCATAGACAATGCTGCGTATCTTTATGCCTCTGGAGAGATAACAGCTCTGGTGGTCATTGCTCCCAATGGGGTGCACCGCAACTGGTTGAACAAAGAGATTCCCGACCACATGCCGGATTGGTGCCATTACGACTCAACCTATTATTCCTCCGGAATGAAGGCTAGGGACAAGGCCAAGTTTGACGAGATATTGTCTGGGCAGGATCAGCTGAAGATATTCTCTTTCAATGTTGAGGCTTTTGTGAGCCAAACGGCTGTGGCATTGATGAACAAGATCCTCCTCAGCAACAAGGTTCTTTTGGTGGTTGATGAAAGCTCTCGGATCAAGCGTCCAGGAGCCAAGCGCACCAAGACAATTCACAAGTTTGCCAAGCAAGCCAAATACCGCAGGATAATGACAGGCACACCAGTGACCAAAGGTCCAGAGGACGTGTACAGCCAATTCAGATTCCTAGACCCTTATATCCTCGGATATGACAGCTTTTATTCTTTCAGGGCAAGGTACTGCGTCATGGGAGGCTACGAGAACAAGCAGATCGTTTCTTATCAATATATGGACGAGCTGACCAAGAGCATTGAAGGCCACTCATTCAGGGTTCTGAAGAAAGATTGCTTGGATCTGCCAGACAAGATATATCAACGTCACTTTGTTGATCTTTCGCCAAAGCAGCGCAAGTTGTATGATGCTCTTAAGAAAGACTTCGTGGTTGAGCTGGAAGGTGACGTAATAGACGCACAGGAGGCCATAACAAGGCTGCTACGGCTGCAACAGATAGTTTGTGGTTGGTTTCCCGCTGAAGAGAAAGCAAGGCCCATAGACGACAAGAATCCGAGGCTGGAGGCTCTGAGAGATCTTCTGGCCAACATTGATGCAAAGGTCATAATCTGGGCACGCTTCAGAGCAGACATTGCGCAGATAGAGCGGATGCTGGGTCACAAGGCTGTCAGTTACCATGGTGGCGTGTCTAACGACATGAGAGTGAAAGCTGTAGACAGCTTCCAGAATGACCCAAGCGTGCGTTACTTCATCGGGCAACCCCAGTCGGGCGGGATTGGCTTGACGCTAACAGCTGCATCTTACGCGATATATTATTCCAACAGTTTCGACTTGGAAACAAGACTGCAGTCGGAAGATAGGTGTCACCGCATAGGCACAACCCAGAACGTAACATACATCGACATCGAGAGTCCCAAGACCATTGACTCAAAGATCATCAAAGCTCTGCGTGACAAAAAGAACCTAGCAGACGTTGTGAATAAAGATCCGATGTCATTTTTCTTATCGGAGGAATAATAATGAGCGAGAGCAATTTTTGGACGTTGTTGCGGAATAACCTTCCGCTAAAGATGTATCGAGTTGAGAACAGAGTAATGCGAGGAATGCCTGATGTGCATTATATCCAGAAAGGCAAGTCTGGGTGGATAGAGCTGAAGTACATTGAAAAGTGGTCAAAGCGAGGAAGGTTCACTAGTGGCCTTAGACAAAGTCAGACTTTCTGGGCAAACCAGCACATCCGAGCAGGTGGCAAGAGTTGGTTCCTGTTTCGAGTTGGAAGAGACTTCACGATACTGGTTGATGGCGACCGAGGGAAAGAGCTTTTAGACAGACCTGCCAAAAAAGACTTTATGGCAATGGCAACTTGGCACAAGCAAGGAAATGTAACTTCTGATGACTGGATTGAATTGGCCAATGTGATCGCTTGTTAGAAGCCATCTTTTAAGCCATCAAGAATCTCACTCAGACTAGGCCTTTTGTCTTTCTTTTCATATACGCAACTGAATACCTTTGGGCATTCAGAGAAGCTCTTTGTTGGGTAATGGTATCCGAGGCCACCGAAACCTGCAGTGAATCTGTAAACGCACACTTTCTGGCCAGTCGTGTCTGTAAATCTTTTCCACAAATGACATGGGACATATTCAGGATTCGCTACCCCAGCAAGTGCAACCGATAATATTAAAACACCCATCATTGCGTAGCCAATACTAATAAATATATCCCACCACCTAGAACACTAATAATACCTAAAGACAAACCACCTATAGCCATATTATTTTGTATCTGTCTCTTGGCTTCCATTGCCTTGTAAACAGTTTCTTCACGATCAGCGCGTATCTTTCGGCGCATTCCAAGCATCTCGTCGTAGGTTCCCAACCCGAACCTGTAGTCAAGCATAAATTTTATTTCTTTCTCTTTCTCAAGTAAAGTCTTTTTACGGACAATAATGTCCATGGCTTCTTGTTCAATGTTTTCAGAACCATGAGTCTTTTTGTCTAACCAAGTTGGATTCTTACGTTGAGACTCCGCACGAGTGATATCAGCGACTGCGCCATACCATGCACCAAGCTGCTGAGAAACGTCTTGAATTTCTCGTCCCGCCCCGACGAGCATTTTGACGCCTTTAAAAGCGGCATTGGCAGCAGCGAAAGCAGTAATTGGATCAATCATTTAGCCACACTGCCTCTCTTTTTAGTCAGAACGTAGCAAAGATGCCTTATCCTCTTCGGACAATCCTTCAATTATGCTCTGCAATGCTGGGGAGCTCTGCGGATTGATTGTATCGATAACTTCCGGTTTAGTTTCAGCTTGGATTGCTGTGCTGAAGAGAGGTGCTTTGGCTCTGTCGAGGTATTGCTGGACTATCCGCTGGACTTCCCTGCGCTCGAAACCACCTTCAATTGCTTTGACTGCACCGCCAGCTCCAGGAATTCCAGCGACAGTGTTCAGGATGCCACCTCTGCCTAGCTCTCCTAATATGGTGGTGGCTGTCCCTGATGGGTTGAGTTTTATCTCTGCCCAGAGCGTTGGCATTACGTCATTGCGGAACTTAGCTATCTGCGCAAGCTCTTTTTTCGAGAAAAGCTCATTGATGACAGCTTTGTTCTTGCCGAAGACACTTTTGTAATTGTTCACGATGTTCGTTCTTGTTACGCCAGACCTGCCAGTGCCAGCGAAAGCTCTTTCCAGAGTTGCGTCTTTCATCAGCCCAATGATCTCTTGGTATTCTGCGGAACCTTCTCCGAGAGTTGACTTCAGCTTGCGGATAACGGTGGGAACGGCATTGGCTGGAGCGAACTTGTTATGACCGAATAATGCTCCGACAACCTGCTTGGGGTTGGCCTCTTTGCTCGTGATCATTTCCAAGATCTTGTTGGCTGCTCGGACTGTTGCGTCTTTGCTGCTTTGCTTTCCTGTCAGGCCCATATACTTCGTGTAAATCTGCCTAGATTGCTGCAGCTGATCTATTACACTTTGATCCCCGAACATCAATCCGCGCTCTATTGCGGTGTTGTAGGCTTCGTTGAGCTGAGTCTTGAGCATTGTCAGTGCACGACCCTCTGAGGCATTGCCGCCAACTGACATGGCTTTTTCGATCTGGATGTTCAAGGCTCTCTGGTAATCATCGATTGCCCTGAGTGGTGCACCTTTAAAGTTTGGGTTTTGAGATATTTTGACTAACTTTTCCAGCTTCTTCATTTGCTTGGAAAGATTAGGCATTTCAGCACGCATAGCTGGGCCAACCTCATTGCGCAACATTGCTATCGCGTCGCTGGCAGTTTCCATCAACCCACGCTGAGAAAGCACTGGCTTGTCGACAGCATCGTCAACAGCTCTATAAGAGGCCCCAGCCTCTGCCTTAATTCTTGCCGCCGCAGATTGCGCTGTTGATTGTATTCCTTCAGCTGCTGCTGTGGGAGTGTCAAGCGCACCAGCAACCATTGGGTCGCCTGAGCCCATCCTAGAACGCAACTGAGTCGCATCTTCTCGGATCTGGTCCAACTGACGCCTGTCGAATCCTCTGAGTTGGTCGCTGGCTCCAGCATCCACCCCAGCAGACCTACGCAAAATGTCTTCACGTGCAATGTCCGAAGAAGCCAAAGTGTCCAGCTGTCCAGTCTCAGTATTGGGCAACTCACCAGACCTTTGGCCTTGAGTCATTATGTAGGGAGAGCTTTGATTCGGAGTTGGGCGCATGAATCGGGGGAGTTGAACTCTGGCAACATTAGCTGCTCCCCTGACAGGAGCCATAGCTGCCCTGCCTGCGAGCTTGAGTGCTGGCGGCAACACAACGTCTGCGGCTACGCCAACCGCTGTTGCAGTGGCCACGTCTGTGGCTAGATCACCCGCTGTCTGCTTCTTCGCCTTGGTGGTCTCCGGAGTCATCTGAGATTCCAGAGCTTGAGAGGCAAATTCAGTAGCTGCGTAGGCTGGGATTCCTCTAAATATTGTTGAAAGGACAGTTGGTCCTCCACCAATCAGAGCTGCGGGGAGCATCTTAATTGTTTCGCCGACGAATGATCCGAAGTCTTGCGCAGAAAATCCTGGCTTGTTTATGTAATATGGTTGATCATTCCATACGATCATTGGGTTTCCGAACTTGTCTTGGAATCTTCCTCCCCAACGCTCATCACCTTTAAAAGACTTTTCCATTATTTCGCTCTTGCCGACATCGTCTCTAGCAAGAAATATTTTTAGATTAGGAATTATGCCTTCAATCAATCCAGGAGCTTCACCACCCATATCCGTTGCTTCTGGGATGTCTGGGAATTCAACCTCTTGGCCTTCGCCAGTGGCGGCGTCTTTGACAGCAGAAGGGATGTCTTTAATTGAATCGAGGAGGCTCGACTCATCTTCTTCGACAATCTCTTTCTCTGGAAGAGGCTTGCTGCTTTCTTGGTTGGATCCTGCTGCTCCTGGCAGGGTGAATGGTTGCTCTTCTGGTTCCATTTTAATTCCCCTGCCAATCTTTCACAACATAGAAGTCATCCAAAGAAGACCCACTAGCATCTCTGTACCAACCAGTGTTCACTGCGACAGAACCAGATGGCAATGCTGTCCACCAAGCCAGAAGTTCAGCTTGATCATTAGGATCCCCTGTGTATTTCTCGAATATTCCAGGATCGACTTCTTTCATCTTTTTAGCAACTTGAGATGTTGAGCTGTACTTGCCAGACGTCAATGCGTCTCGCTCTAGTTCGTTCATCAAGACACCAAGCTCCGCAGACCTCTTGAATGTGTACAGAGATATGTAGTTGGCGAGCTCTGTGTTCCCAAGGTCCACGATTGCTTGTTTGTATGCTTTGAATTCCATGTCGGAAGTCGACCCAGAGCCAATAGGACGCATCTTCGGAGCCAAGAAGTTAGATGCAGATTGCAAAGATTGTTGGTTGGCAACCATAGGTGCATCAGAGTTAAACACATCAACCAAGAAGCTCCTCAAACCAAGAGTTGCATCTTGCAAGCCACCAGTTGGGACTTGGCCCAAGCGCAACATCTCCATAAGGCTGTCAACCCTCGGGATCACTGTTACTCTCTTGTCGATGAAGCCATCTTGAGCTTTTGCTAGAGTTTCAAGACGCTTAGTGCGATACCCAACGAATGGTGGAGTGGAGCCTGAAACTGGCTCTTGCATCAAGTTAGTAACAACCCCATTGGTGACCTGTGGGACGAATGATATGTAGTTGTCCCCAGATATCAGAGGCATATTGATCTGCTCGTCGTCTTGAGCTGTTATCCTGTCTACGAAATATTGGAATCTTGGGCTTTCCTCTGACAAACCCAATGAAAGGATATATGCCTTGGCGTCCTCTTCAGACATGTAAGTTGCTTGCGACCCTGACCCGACAGTCTTGACGCTCGTTCTGGGCGTTGTTGGGGCGATTATTATAGACGTAGGATCCATCCTAGCCAAAGCTGCGGCATCTGGGTTGCTGAGCGTCAGCCTGTCTCCTGCCTTGCCCATTCCAGGAATGTCTTTCTGCAACTGGTATGTTTTTATCGTGGATAAGCCTGTGGCCTTGGGTGGCTTGATCGCTTTGGCTATGTTGATGGCAGTTGCGGGGAGCTTGGCTTCAGCTTCGCGCTTGGCCATTGCATCTTTCATCAGGTATTGTGCTGGGACCAATGAGGCTTTTGAAGCTGCGCCCAGAGCAGTTTCTCCTGGCTTGGAGGATTCAGCTGCCATGTTCGTGAAGAATTGGAAGGCCAGAAGAGCAGGGTCAATAGGCTTGTATTCGGGGGAGATCTCTCGAGCAATCTCAATGGCATCTTCCATCAAGCCTTTGCCACCCAAACGATTCAGAGCACCCTGCGACATTCCGAGAAGGTCACCGTAGCTAGTTCCAGCTGCACCGATTGTGTCTTCATCTTCCATGTCAGGCTCCTTATCTGTTGCCCATGTAATACGCACTCGCCAGAGAGCCTAGTCCACCGATTGTTTGACCGTATATTGATGGAGCTTGTGCAGTCTGTTCACCTTGGGCTAGGGAGAATTGTCTTTGCTCATACGGAACACCTTTGAGAGCACCTAGCGCAAAGTTTAGCTGTTGGTAAGGATACTGAGCCTGTTCCGTATAATCTGTGAACGCCAAGTCAAGAGCTGTTTGGTCTAATTTCCGACGAGCTTCGCCAGCCCCTAAGAGGCCAGCAGCAGCTTGTTCTTGTAGCCCTTGTACCATGGGAGCATAAGACTGCAACGCCTCTGCCTCCCGAACTCGTGAAGCCTCTTCGGTCTCGTAACCTTGACGTTGTCTGTCTTCAGAAGCCATCCTGCCAGCTCTGTCAGAATCAAATCTGCTCGCTGCG